GGTAACCTAGTCAACTAATCACACTTTAGTGTTTAACAAGGGAGTCTTCGGACTCCCTTTTTTTTGTTTTAAAAAATGTATAAATAGAAGGGTATAACAATTTCGGAAGCTGACATGTATTCTACAACCAGAGAAGATCTAATCGACTATTGTCTACGAGCACTGGGACACCCAGTAGTGGAAGTAAACATTGACGAAGAACAGTTAGATGATCGTATCGATGAGGCCCTACAGTGGTTTCGTGAAAACCACCCCGATGGTTCTAAGAGATATTATCTAAAACATCAACTAACGCAACAGGACATCGACACACAGACCGTAGATTTACCGGATGACCTAGATCTATCTGCAGTCGTTCGTATGGTGCCAGTGTCTTTTAGTTCTGCGCACTCAGGTTGGTTCAGTGACGCATGGCAAGTTATGGCCTACACCATTTCCGACTTTACTCGTAATGGCGGAATCTTGGGCGACCTTGCACACTATGAACAGATGCAACAACAGTTGTCCCTGCTAGATATGAAACTTGGTGGTGTACCACAGATCACATTTGATCGTCAATACAATCGCGTTAATCTACATGTTTCTAAAACGAAACTAGAACTTAACGATTACATTATATTTGAGGTCTATACTATTCGCGATCCGGACAACTCTGTTTCGGAATATAACTCTCTGTGGAATCATCGTTTTCTAAAAGAATATGCGACTGCATTGATCAAGCGTCAGTGGGGTCTCAACCTAATTAAATTCGACGGCATGGCACTGCCTGGCGGCGTTACTGTCAACGCACGTCTTATCTACGAAGACGCACTTGCAGACATTGAGAGAATTATCGAGCGTTTTCGTACGGACGAAGACGAAGGTCCAATGTTCTTCATGGGGTAAGATATGGCCACTAATCCATATATCAGTTTAAAAAACAGACAAGAACAGAGTCTTTATGAGGACATTCTCATTGAGGCCATTCAGTTCTACGGTCAGGATGTCTACTATCTCCCGCGTGAAGTGGTTGAGAGAGAAGACATCTTTTTGGACAGCATTCAGTCTCAGTTCTCTGACGCATATAAGGTGGAAGTTTATATTGAGAATACAGAGGGGTTTGAGGGAGAAGGTGACCTATTTACCAAGTTTGGTATTGAGTTGCGTGACCAAGCCACTTTTGTCATTGCCCGTCGCCGATGGAGACAATTGATTGGTGATCGCCTTTCTGAAGCACAGTTCCGCCCACGCGAGGGCGATGTAATCTATCTTCCTTTATCAGAGTCACTGTTTGAGGTGAAGAGAGTCTACACAGAGTCTCCGTTCTATCAACTGTCACAACTACCTCTTTTCCGTATGCAGTGTGAGTTGTTCGAGTTCTCTGACGAAGACTTTGATACAGGCATTCCTAGTATTGACAACATTGAGGCTGAAGGCGCGTTCCAATACGAACTTCAGATGCCAGGCAAAGTTGAAGGAGATGAATCCTATTACTTGGCAGGAGAAAATGTTTATCAAGAGTTTGATGACTTCCGTCTTGAGGGTGAAGTCACCACATGGAATAGTGATACGCGTATGTTAAAGATTGCGCACACAGGTGCAACTGACGGCAAGTATCACGAGTGGGCAACAGACAGACCCGTCATTGGTGAGAATGCATCTATGACACCAGTGTCAGAAGAAGAAGGAATCAACGAGATTGACCGACTAGGACAGAAAGAAGTGTTTGATGATTGGGCGAACGACTTTGTAGATTTCAGTGAATCCAATCCGTTTGGAGATCTATTCTAATGATGGGCGGACACTTTTACCATAAACGAGTAAGGTCTTGCGTGGCCTTGTTCGGGTCTATGTTTGACGACATACATATTTTAAGAACAAACTCTGCGGGCAAAGTATTATCGCAGGTAAAAGTTCCTCTATCGTATGCTCCAGCAAGATCGTTTATTGAGCGACTAGAAGAGATGTCGCAGGGCGAGAGTGCGGAGCGTAGGGTTGCGTTAAAGCTCCCACGGATGTCGTTTGAGATTGTGTCTATTGCATATGACGCACAGAGACAGTTGCCTAAACTCAATTATTTTACCGTTGCGGATGATAATTACCGAGCAGACAAGTATTACGTCGGAGTACCGTATACGTTGTCATTTCAGTTAAGCGTTTACGCACGATCTCAGGATGATGCACTTCAGGTGGTAGAACAAATCCTACCTTACTTTGCTCCACAGTATACATTATCAGTTAAACCTTTTTCTGATCAGCCGGACATCAAAGAAGATATTCCTATTTCACTAACAAGTATTGACTTCCAAGATGACTTTGAGGGTCCAGTAGAGCAACGTCGTACTATTATATACAATATGACATTTGATATGCGTGTGAACTTCTACGGACCAGAGAATGATGCTCCGATTGTTCGTGAAGTAAACACCAATCTAAATCTTATAGATAATGATGATAGAACAAGTTTTGTTGAAAATGTTCAGGTGACTCCAAGCCCAATTGATGTGAGTCCGGACAGTGATTATGGATTCTCAGTTTTGATAAATGATAATGATTTCACGAGTGAGACATGATGCCAGATCGTCGCAAACCACCAGCAGTGTTTAACGAAGACCAGAAAAAGAACTTCGTACACGAGCAAGACTATGAGTACTCTCGTGACACCTATTACGATCTAATTGAGAAGGGTCGTGAGTCACTGGATCTTATGATTGAGGTGGCGCGTGAGTCAGAGCATCCACGTGCGTTTGAAGTTTTATCCAACATGATCAAAGGGATCGCAGATGTCAACGACAAGTTGATGGATCTCAACAAGAAACAGAAAGAACTTCAAAAAGAAGACAAACCTGCCGAAACAACTACTAATAATAATCTATTTGTCGGGTCTACTACAGAATTGCAGCGTATGCTGATGGGTGATGAGAAAGTCATAGACCAAGACGAAGATGAGTAGTTATACAAAGAATTCATATCTAGGTAATCCGTTAGTTAAGAAAGATGGTGTCGCAGAAGAGTGGGACGCCAAGAAACTGCGCGAGTATAAAAAATGCATGAAAGACCCCGCATACTTCTGTCGCAAGTATGTGAAAGTCGTACATCTTGATAAAGGTCTGGTGCCGTTCAAACTCTATCCGTATCAGGAGGAGATGTTTAAACACTTTAACGACCACCGATTTAACATCGTATTGGCATGTCGTCAGTCCGGTAAGTCGATTAGTTCGGTCGGGTATCTTCTGTGGTACGCACTCTTTCACCCAGAGAAGACTATTGCAATCCTTGCGAACAAAGGTATGACTGCGCGTGAGATGTTGGCGCGGGTTACGCTCATGTTGGAGAATCTTCCATTCTTCCTACAGCCTGGATGTAAGGCGCTGAACAAAGGGTCACTAGAATTTTCTAACAACTCTCGCATCATCGCCGCGGCGACATCTGGTTCATCTATTCGTGGTATGTCGGTCAACTTACTGTTCCTAGATGAGTTTGCGTTCGTAGAAAACGCGGCAGAGTTCTACACCTCAACCTATCCGGTAATCTCTTCCGGTAAAGACACAAAAGTTATCATAACAAGCACTGCGAACGGTATCGGTAATACCTATCATAAGATATGGGAAGGTGCGGTACAGGGCGTGAACGAATACAAACCGTTCCGTGTAGACTGGTGGGATGTTCCTGGCCGAGATGAAAAGTGGAAAGAACAGACGATTGCAAACACTTCTAGTTTACAGTTTGATCAAGAGTTTGGCAACACTTTTTTTGGCACGGGTAATACGTTAATCGAAGGTCAGGTGCTTTTAGACCTACGAGCGCGTGAACCACTGCGAAGATTAGAAGGTGGAGATCTTTTAGTTTATGAAGAGACTAAAGAGAATCACCAATATATCATGACCGTCGATGTTTGTCAAGGGCGTGGCCAAGATTATTCCACATTTAATATCATTGATGTTACTCAACAACCGTTTAAACAGGTCTGTGTATATCGCAACAACAAAATATCCCCAATACTCTTCCCTAATATCATTTATAAGTATGCGACTCTGTATAACGAGGCATACACGGTCATCGAGAACAACGATCAGGGTATGGTCGTCTGTGTGGGACTGTATCAGGATCTAGAGTACGAGAACATTCACCTTGAGTCCGCGATTAAAGCCGATGCGATCGGTATTCGTATGGACCGCAAGGTGAAACGCATCGGGTGTTCTGCTATTAAAGACATTATCGAGAACCATAAACTGGAGATCGTCGATGAAAACACGATCATGGAGATATCTACGTTTGTGTCAAAAGGTCAGTCGTTCGAGGCCAGTGATGGTAATCACGATGACTTGATGATGAACTTAGTTATGTTCGGATACTTTGTGGGAACGCAGTCATTTGGTAATGTTGCAGATGTGAATATTAAACAAATGCTCTTTGATCAACGCATGAAAGAGATTGAGGACGATGTTCCTCCGTTTGGTATCATAGATGACGGAAATCATTATGTGCCGCCAGCAGAACCCTATGACCCATATAGTATGGGTTGGGCAAAATATGACCCCGAAGACTGGTAAAATTTGTGTTATTATAAATAGTTACATTGAAATAATTACTCCGTATTATGACAACTTATTATACCTTAACAAAAGGAAACTATTATGGCTCTTAAATATTCAGAGTCACCAGCAGTAACTGTTCGTGAGATTGACCTAACTGGAGTTGTTCCATCGGTCACATCTACTACGGGCGCTTTTGTCGGTGACTTCAACTGGGGCCCTGTAAACACGCCTGTTCTTGTCGGTACAGAATCAGAACTCGCGTCCACTTTCGGGACTCCTCTCGCGGGAGATGCATACGCGGGCGACTTTTTGTCTGTCGCGCATTTCCTAAAATATTCTTCAAGTGCATTCGTTGTACGCGCTGCTAAATCAGGTTCGGCATCTGCATCGGCGTCATCATTCACTGCAAAGTACCCAGGCGCACTGGGAAATACGATAACCGTCAAAGTCTGTGACGAAACCGTATGGGCAGCAGATCCAGAAAATCCAGTTTTGGACTCGGATGGAAGTCCAGTTTTTGATTCGGATGGGAACCCAGTTTTGAACCCTTGGGCTTATCAAAGTTCTTTCTCTTCTGCTCCAGTAGGCAACGAACTACACGTTGTGGTACTTGTAGATGGTGAAGTTGTTGATACCTTCGCGTATGTTTCAACAGATCCATCTGCGAAACTAGATAACGGTTCAACCAACTTCGTCACTGAAGTTGTCACTTCAGGTTCATCTTGGGTAGATTTGTCAGGTGTTCCAAGTGCTGCTACATACACCCTAACGGGCGGTTTGGACGGAACTACACCAAGTTATGTTGAGGCATACGGTGTATTCGGTGATAAGGACACTATCCAGATCGACTTCTTGGTTCCACCAGCAGGTGGTCAAGGTGATGCTGTCGCAATCCAACAAGAATTGGTCAGTATTGCAGAACAACGCAAAGACTGTATCGCAGTTGTTTCGCCATCATTTACTGGTACACTAACTGTAGACGCAATGTTGGCACACGTAGAATCTCTAAAGCAGAACTCATCATACCTAGTTGTCGATGGCAACTGGTTGAAGGTCTACGACAAGTACAACGATAAGTACGAGAACATTCCGGCGGCATCATCAACTGCAGGCATTATGGCTGCGGGTGACGTAACAGATGCACCTTGGTTCTCACCAGCAGGTTCACGTCGTGGTCAATACTTGGGTGTTACTGACATTCTAGTCAACCCATCTAAGACAGACCGTGATCGTCTATACAAAGCAGGCATTAACCCAATCGTCAGTTTCCCTGGCCAGGGCATCATGCTTTACGGTGACAAGACACACATGTCTCGCCCGTCTGCATTCGATCGCATCAACGTGCGTCGTCTGTTCCTAGTTCTAGAACGCGCAATCTCTGCAGCAGCTGAGAATGTAATGTTCGAACTAAACGATGAGTTCACTCGTGCAGAGTTCTCAAACATCGTAGAACCATTCCTACGTGAAGTTCAGGGTCGTCGTGGTATTACTGATTTCCGTCTTGTTTGTGATGAAACAAACAACACGCCGGAAGTTATTGACCGCAACGAATTCGTCGCATCTTGCTTTATCAAACCAGCACGTTCAATCAACTACGTAACTCTAAACTTCGTAGCAGTGAGAACTGGTGTTGAGTTTGAAGAAGTCGTCGGACAAGTATAAGGAGAATTATCATGTCACTAAGAGTAGACGATTTTAAAGCAAAACTAAAGGGTGGCGGTGCACGTCCCAATTTATTTCGTGTAACCCTAAACTTTCCAGCGTACGCCGGTGGTAACGCAGAACTAACTTCATTCATGTGCAAAGGCGCACAGTTGCCTGCATCAACAATCAACGCTGTAGAAGTACCATTCCGTGGTCGTCAGTTGAAGATTGCTGGTGATCGTACATTTGAGGATTGGTCAGTTACAGTAATCAACGACACAGGTTTCGAAGTTCGTAACGCAATGGAGCGTTGGATGAACGGAATGAATGGTCACACTGCAAACACAGGTTTCACAAACCCTGTACTATATCAAGCAGATCTAATCGTAGATCAACTAGATAAAGATGGTAGTGTACTGAAGAGTTATAATTTCCGTGGCGCATTCCCTAACAGCGTTGCCGCTATCGACCTATCATATGATACAGTTGATACAATTGAAGAGTTCGAAGTAGCTTTCTCAATTCAATACTGGGAGTCAAATACCACTAGTTAAAGGTATTATAAGTAACATTGAAGGGGGTGTTAACTCACCCCCAATTTATTATAAGAGGATTTTATGGCAGACGAACGAAATATTTTCCAAGCATTCGGTTTTGAACTAAAACGCGTTCAAAAGATGAAAGACGAAAATAATAAAACACCATCCATCGTACCGAAGGTTGATGAAGATGGTGCTGGGTATGTCACTGCATCCGGTTCTTACTTTGGTCAGTACATCGACATGGACGGTGGTGCGGCTAAAGATAATGCAGAACTAATCAAAAAATATCGGGCGACGGCAGAACACCCAGAGTGTGACGCTGCTATCGAAGATATTGTCAACGAAACAATCGTTTCGTCAGAACTGGAATCGGCCGTATCTATTAACCTAGACAAAGTCGAGGCTCCGGACAGAATCAAAAAAACCATCACCGAAGAGTTTGACGGAATCGTTGGTATGCTCAATTTTGAAGAGCATGGTCACGATATGTTCCGTTCGTGGTATGTTGATGGTCGTATGTACCACCACTTAGTTGTCAACGAATCTAACCTAAAGTCAGGTATTCAAGAGATTCGTCCTATCGATGCAACTAAGATTCGTAAAGTCAAAGAGATAAAGCACAAAAAAGATCCGAAGACTGGTGCTAAGTTAGTCGATAAAGTTAATGAGTTCTATATCTACCAAGATAAAGGTGGCGCATCTACTGGCATCAAGTTAACACCGGATTCTATTTCGTATGTCACTTCAGGTCTACTAGACACTTCAAAGAAACGTGTACTATCTTATCTCCAGAAAGCAATTAAACCAGTAAACCAACTGCGCATGATGGAAGACTCTTTGGTCATCTATCGTTTGTCTCGTGCGCCGGAACGTCGTATTTTCTATATTGATGTGGGTAACCTACCAAAGGGTAAGGCAGAACAACACATCAAAGACATCATGTCTCGATATCGTAACAAGATTGTTTATGATGCGAACTCTGGTGAAATCAAAGACGACCGTAAGCACATGTCAATGCTAGAAGACTTCTGGTTACCACGTCGCGAAGGTGGCCGTGGTACAGAGATAAGTACTTTGCCTGGCGGAGAAAACTTAGGACAGATCGACGACATCATTTATTTCCAAAAGAAGTTGTATCGTTCGTTGAATGTGCCACTGAATCGTTTGGAACAAGAGTCGCAGTTCTCGCTAGGACGCACAACAGAAATAGGTCGCGACGAAGTTAAGTTTCAGAAGTTTATTGACCGGCTGCGCAAAAAGTTTTCGCACCTATTCTTAGGTATCCTAAAGAAGCAGTTGATTCTAAAAGGTGTCTGTACCGAGCAGGACTGGGAGTCTTGGAAGACAGATATTCAGGTTGACTACACTAGAGACAACCACTTCGCAGAATTAAAAGATTCCGAACTGTTGCGAGAACGTCTCGCTACTATGGATCAAATCGCCAGTTATGTGGGAGAGTATTTCTCACGTGAATGGGTTATGAAAAATGTAATGATGTTTGATGATGACGACATCGAAGAGATGTCAAAACAAGTCGAAGCTGAGAATGAGAAAAGCGGAGACGTAGATGATATGGAGGTATAATTTATGAGTGATTTAGATACAGAATTGGATTTAGAACTAGAGACCGAAGAATCCGAGGCGGAGATTGATCCAACTCGAAGCTTCGTAGATGCTCTTCAAAGCGGGAACTTCACCGGAGCTGAAACTTTATTTAACGATATTTTGGGCGGCAAAGTGCAAGATGCGTTAGACGCAGAAAAGGTTGCAGTTGCAGATCAGATCTTTAATGGCGTTGAACCGGAAGAGATGGATCTGGATGACGAAGTAGAGGTTGACGACACTTTAGACGTTGAATACGGAGAAGAAGCAGAAGAATTTGGATCTGCAGATTCAGAGTTGGAAGAAACCGAAGAGTCGTGAACATAATTAACACCATGTGCCACATATGGATAGGGCATTTAAGTCCTCCATTACAGTGGATGAATACATGGAAAGAAAAACACCCCGACTGGAATTATTATATTTTTACAGATGAGATGTTACGTGGCAGACAATGGCACAATCAGCATCTAATCGCAAAGTATTATAATCAAGGGGCGTACGCAGGTGTTGCGGACTTGATCCGATACGAACTATTGTATGAGCAAGGTGGATTTTTACCGCCTGCTGATGCTGTGTGTTTGCGTAATACGGAAGAACTTTTCACTGCGCCTGCGGATCATGCGTACACTGTATTTGAGAGCGAGACTATTGTACCTAATTTTATCTCACCAATACAAGCATGTAATCCAGAAAATACATTTGTGCGAATGTTGATTGACGAACTGCACAAACTGAGGCCTGAAGACTTGGACCCTAAACCGTACAAGTCTACGGGTAATGAATGGTTATCGCAATTTGTACCAGATAAAGAGAAACACAAACTGGTAATATGGCCTTCCCACTACTTAATACCCAGACATTTTAAAAAGAAACATGTCTACTATGATGGTCCAGATCCGGTTTATGCCGATCAAATGTTCGGTAGTACGAAACATCTTTATCGTAAATAACAAAAAGTTCCATTTAAAAAACTTTTTTGTATAAATACTTTCTAAAGGAGACTTATTGTGAGAACTTTTAAAGAATTACGAGAGGCGAAAGATACGGTCGTTTTCAAAAAGAAAATGTCCGGTTATCCAGTCGTAATCAAGAAAACTGCGAAAGGTTTTCATCTATCAATTGATGGAGATTCGGTCGACACATTTAAGTCACAGAAAGAAGCGGAGACAACCGCGAAACAAGTCCTCAAGGACTTAGGAAAATAAAATGAAACTGATTAGCGAATACGTAGAAACTGACATCGAATGCATCGTTGAAGCCAAAGAGAATGGCGAGAAGAACTTTGTCATTGAAGGTGTGTTCGCTCAAGCAGACAAAAAGAATCGTAACGGACGTGTTTACCCAAAACAGATTATGGAATCTGCGGTAAACAAGTACGTTGAAACACAGGTTAGCAAGAAACGCGCTGTGGGTGAATTGAATCATCCAGAGGGCCCGACTGTTAACTTGGATAAAGTTTCTCACCTCATCACAGACCTTAAATTGGAAGGTACGGATGTGGTTGGAAAGGCACAAATTTTGAATACTCCAATGGGTCAGATTGTGAAAGGTCTCTTAGAGGGTGGTGTTCAATTAGGCGTGTCAACTCGTGGAATGGGAAGTCTTGAGAGTAGAAACGGCGTCATGTACGTCAAAGAAGACTTTATTCTTAATACGGTAGATATCGTACAAGATCCAAGTGCACCAGAAGCTTTCGTTAATGGGATTATGGAAGGTGTAGATTGGGTTTGGAATAATGGTATTCTGGAACCTCAAGTCATTGAAGATATAGAGACTGAAATTAAGCAAGCACCAATTGCACATCAACCTGAAGTGCAGATGCGTGAGTTCAAGAATTTCCTCTCGTTAATCAAATC